TCGGCAACTTGGTTGCCGTTCCAGATTCCACGGTCGAAAAGCGCCGTTGAAACGGCAAGCTTCGTTGTGTTGCTGGCGAACTCCAAACGGTTTGCCGAAAACATGATTTCGTTTCCGTGGGCAATCTCGTTTTTCGTGTAGGTCATCGCCGTTAGCACGTAGCCAAGCTGAACGGCGAACGTCTCAATGTTCCCTTCGTAGAACGCGTTATAGGTGTCCTCGTTCGCCTTGTTCAGCACCACGTCTTCGTTGGTGCCGAAGAACCTATAGGCGCTCTTCTCGATGCGCTCCATCTGCGCCGCGTCAACCGTGTAGCTTGACGGCGTAATCTGCTTCACATCGTCAAAGATGCGGTCATACACGGCGATGCCGCCCGCGTTGGACGGGTCAAGCTGCTTGTTGAAGTCCTTAGCGGCCTGTTCCCTGTCCTTGTCGTTGCGGTTCTGGCTCAACTTGCCTATGAAGCGGATGAACGCGCCTTGCTTAATGGCGTTCATTTCCCCTTCGGTCTGCGCGTGCATAAGTTCTAGCGTCGGGTTAAGCACGTTGGTACCGTCGCCGAAAAGGTCACTTCGGTACTGGTGGCGCGTCATAACGCCGACGCGTGACCATTCCACGTACACGCTTTCAGAAGTCGGAAAGTCCAGCTTCAACCAAAGTTCGCCGCCCACGTCATAGGCCGTGCATTTGCTCGGCAACACCGGGTAATAGCCAACGTGCGTTGTGTTGTCATCAGCGAACAGCGGAATGATCAACGCCGTGTCGTTCACCTGCAACATGGTGTAAATGCGCTTGATGAACTGCGGCGTTGTCATCCACGGGTTGGGCTGGTAGGCCAGCGAAGCCGTGGCGTGGCTCTGCGCCGTGCCGCTTACCTCTGGTTTCAGCTTGCTTGCGTGGTTCGCGCCGCTCTCGATGATTGAGCGCGTCAACTCCGCTTCGTATATGCCGCCCGTCCAAGTGGTGAAGCTTGGTTGGTAGGCCGTGAACGTTGAGAAGTAGCCGTTTACGGCTTGCATCTGCTTGCCGTGAAACACGGAATCGAACATTGAGCGTAAGCGCGGTTTCAGTCTTGCCAAGGTTTCAGCCCCCTATCATTGATTGGTATTCGTCGGCCATGTCTTTAAGGACTACGAACGCGTCACACTCCGCCGCCCAAGCGTCAATGCGGTTGCGCGGGTCTTGGTTCTTCTTGTCCGGCGCAATGTTGCCGTTCGCGTCCGATCTGACGGCCACGTTTGAGCGGCACCACTCCGCAATTGGGTTGGCGTTGTCAACTATTCGGTTCTCCCGGTAAAGCGCCCGTAGTTCCTTCATCGGCATTGACAAGGTTTGCGCCCCCTGCACAACGCGCCTGAAATAGTCAGCGCCAAAGTACCCTTCGTAAGCTTCCACGGTCGGCACGTCGCGCATATGCCACGGGTCATAGCCGCAAGCAACGGCATAGATGCCGTATTTCTGCTGAATCTCGGCCACCCAATCAAGAACCGTGCGTTTGTCGATAATCGGCGTTGGGCACGTGCGCAAGTAGCCGTTGGCAATCCACGCATCATAGGGCACGCCGTCGCGCCCGCCGCGCCGTCCCTCGCGCTCCGCTTGCTCTAGCGCACGTTGCGGAATCCACGCCATGTGCAGCGCGTATATGTTCGGGTCGTTCGGGCGCTGCATGAGCAGACACGCCGCCGTAAGGTCGGTGGTGTCCGAAGCATCAACGCCCAGAATCGCGTATGTGAAGCCGTCCGACGGGTCAAAGGTCGCGTCGTTGTGGATCTCTGACCATGTAAGCCAAGCTTGGCTTTGGTTCTCAATCAGGTTGAAATCCTTAACAAGCAGCGTCGGCAGAAACGTAGGGTCGTTCTTGGCCTTGCTCACGTTCTTGCGAAGCGCTGGCAGTGATTTGATGGTGCCTAAGCCCGGATTCGCCTTGACCCAAGCCGGTTCATGCTCCCATTCCTCGCGTTCGTCCAATTCGTAAATAAACGCAATGAAGCGTTCAGCGTCCGTGCCGGTCGCCTGACCGTCAAGCCACTTCGCGGCGTACTGGTATTGAGCATCGAAGATGCCAGCGCGAACAAAACCGTTGGTTGTGATCTCCAAAACCAGCGGTTGCCTACGCGCCGACGTGCCTTGTATGGTCAGGTCGTACAAGTCGCGGTTTCGCATTGCCGCCAACTCGTCGATGATCGCGCCCGACACGTCCAAGCCGTCAAGGTGGTTCGTGTTAGCGCTAAGCGCCTTGATGGTGCCCATGTTCAAATCGCAATATAGGTCGCTCACGCGCTTGCGGATGTGCTTTGACAGCGCCGGTGACGTTTTAATCATGCGCCACGCGTTGTTGAAGCCCTTAGCCGCCTGATCGTGGGCGGTTGCGACGTTGTAGACCTCTGGTGCGCCCTCGTCATCGTTTACCTGCAAGTCAATTTCGATTGCGGACGCAAGCGCGGTCTTTCCGTTCTTCCTGCCCATGACCCAAAGCACTTCGCGGTACTGCCGCAAGCCCTCTGCGTCAACGAAGCCGAAAATCACGGACAGAATGGCAAGTTGGAACAATTCCAGCTTGAAAGCGTGCCCAAGCTTGCCGGATGGTAGGCGGCAAAAGCGTTCAATGAAGTTAACGTGCTTCTGTGCGTACTCTTCGCGGAAATGGTACGGATAAAGCGGGTCTTTGTTGTCCATGTCGCGCAGAATCTTTGCAGCTACCTGCTTGATCTTGCGACAGGCCGTTATAGACCCGTCCAGCACGCCGCCGAAGTATTCACGTATGGCTTTCTCGCACCGCCCAGCCTTAGCGGCCTTAGTCATAGCGCGTTTCAGCTAGGTAGTCCGTGAGCGCATCAGCAGCCGCCGCGCCGGTCGGCATCATGTCGCAAAGCTGCTTGATGCCGCGCTGAAACGTAGTGAAAAGTTTGTTGTATGCCTGAAAGCCGGGATGCTCGCGCAATCCCGATTGCCCGCCGCCGTTGTCATACTCGGTGTAGATGCTCTCATAAAGCAAATCTTTGCGGGCTTCGTCCAACTTGTACTTCATAAACGCGAGGTTGGGAAGCATCCCAAGCACAACGTTGCGCTTGTCCTCTGGTATCGCGTCTTTGGTCAGGCGTTGAAGCTTGCGCAACTCGCTGTCAACCCTCGCTTGCGGGGTGGCGGGCTTGCGCTTCGGCTTACTTTCGGCAACTTTGCCCGAAACTTGCGAACTATCGCATACTTTTTCTTTCTTCACAAGACCACCCCCCTTTGAAAAGTCGGCGCACGAATAAAATTGACTCCCGCCCAATTGGATATAACCCT